TCAACTAATCGAAAAAGGTGAACTGTTCTCCCTCGGTATCCAATGAACTCTTTATACGCCTACTCTCGATAGCAAGAAAGGGATCACATCCATGACCCGCGAGCGCTCAACCTGGAACATTAATAACATCGCCAAGCAGGCGGGTCTTAAGGTTGCCGACCCGTACACCATGAACCAAGACCATCCGCAACCAGCGGCTGATGCCTATGTGATTGGTGACCCCTCGACATTCGCCGAAGACATCCACCCTGCTGCCGGAACTTGGGAAGCCGAGTACTCTGGTGGTCAGGTTAAGAGGAATGAGATCGGGATGCCCGAGATGAGGAACGATACCTTTAACCATCCTGAGAAGACCGCCTCGGAAGATGTCCTTGTCAAGAAGGCTGCCGTGTGTGTCGCTCTGGCTCGGTCAGTACTCCCCAAGACTGCCTCCCCGATGGATATCGAAGAGCAGTCGATCTCCTTCATGCACCTACCTGATGAAGAGCTGATGTCAACCTTCACTCGCCTTGCTGCCAAGCAGGATCAGCAACAGGAGCAACAGCAGGTACAGGCTGCTCAGCAAGATCAGCAAGGTCAGCAGCAACAGGAGCAGAAGCAAGCTGCCAAGCAAGACCAGCAACAGGAGCAACAGCAGGTTCAAGCTGCCAAGCAGGATCAGCAACAGGATCAACAGCAACAGGTACAGGCTGCAAAGCAGGACCAACAGGGTCAGCAGGAGCAACAGCAGGTACAGGCTGCTCAGCAACCCTTTAGTGATCCCCGTCACACCTCGGTGAGGGCTCTCTTGGCTCAAGACCAACAGGGTCAGCAAGCTCAGCAGGATCAGGGTCAGGATCAGAAGCAAGCTGGACAGGAGCAACAGGCTCAGATGCAGCAACAGCTTGCTAGTATGATTCAGCAGGCTCAGCAACAACTCGAGCAGCTTCAAGCTCAGGCCCAGCAGGTTCAGCAGGTCCAAGCCCCACCGGCACAGCAACAGGGTGGTCAGCAAGCTGGTCAGCAACAACAGTCTCAGATGCAACAACAGTCTCAGGCTCAGCAGGTTGCACAAGCAGTGCAACAGGCGGTTCAACAGGGTCAAGATCCAGTTGCTGCGGCTGCACAGTGCATGGCTCAGTATCAGCAGCAGGGTCAGACCCAGCAACAGGGTAATGATGGTGAACTCATCGACCAGATGCTGGCACAGCAACAGACCCAGCAGCCAATGGCCAACATGGACATCGAACTCGACACTCCCACCATGGATGTCGGAGAAGTCCAACTAGGTCCGGAAGATGACATGCTGATGCAGCTCTTCGCCAACGAAGAAGCTCAGCAGGCTCAACAAGCTCAGGACGGTGGCCAGCAGCAACAGAAGCAGGCTCATGCGGTTCGAACTGCCTCAATGAGAACCGTAGGCACGGTTCCCAGCCAGGGAGTGAGCAGGATCGGTGGTACCTCCACGGCCAAGGTGGCCAGCAACGGTGATGGATCTCTATCATCCTTGTGGAGCTCGGCTCCTGATGTAAGGGAAGCCTTCGGCATCCCAACTAATCAGTGAGTCATGTGGGGAGTGGGTCACAATGTGGCCCACTCTACCAACACCAAGAGTTACTCAGTCCTTGTGACTGCATAGATGTAGATGAAGATGTGAAGGTTAACCTCACTTTATCCCCCAAGGAGCAAATATGCCTCTATACGGACAAAGTTCTGGTGACTTCAAGGAAACTAGTGCGAGAATCCAGCTGTTTCATGTTGTTACCCGCAATTCTGTGGGTGCACTTGCCGCTGATGCTTTCACTCAGTTGAACCCTGTTCTCATCACAACTGCTGGTTGCAAAAGTTCAACACTCGCTGGTATCACCAAGGTTGGTGTTCTCGGCGGATCAGTCGCATTCACACGCCCTTCAGGTAACAACCTGATCGGTGGGCCACCTGGAACCCCAGCGGCTCTCACCGGAACCCCTCCCACCAACCTAGTTACTGGTGCAAGGCCTCTAGGCTTCTTTATCAACGATGCCGTTGGTAATGCCTACGAGAACACACCCGGACCAGCTTCAGGTAAGGGACCGTACATTTGTGGATCAGGGTCAACTGTTGGGTTGACGATCTATGAGACGGTATCACAGGCCAATGCTTCCAACCCAATCACTTGGGCTGTTGGTGACCTTGTATACGCAAGTATCAATGGTCTTGCCACCAATCTTGTTGCCGAATCATACGAGTATGTTGCCGGCAGCACCACAACCGCGACTGTTCTTGGCGTTGTCAAGGCTGTCCAAAACTCCGACACACCCATGCTCGTGATCGATCTCCGGATCTGAAAACGAAGAAGAAAAGGACAAGGACACGACCATGGTATCAAACGAAGTAAAGCAGCAGATCATCAGTGAGTACATCAAAACGGCTGCAGGCCGTGCGAAGCTCGCTGCCTCCATGATTCAGCCTCTTAGGCTGCGTCGTGATTACACGGCCGTCGGGCGGAAAACATTTTTGGTAGAGCAACTCCCAGATGGTGCCCTGCCAATTTATGATAAAGATCCAGACGTTACGGCTTATGTGGTCGGCGAAGAGGGTGAAAACATCCTCGCGATCCAGAAGCCCCGTAGGGTCATCTTCCCGCTCTTCGAGATTGCCTCGAACCCCGAGATCCCACTCACACAGATCAAAGAGCGTAGGTTCGATCTCATCGAACGTGCCCAGGACTTGGCGAAAGCCCAGATCCAGGCTGCTGAAGATGAGCGTGTGTTCGCAGTTCTCGACAGCATTGCTGTCTCGGGCTTCGACACCCTGCCTCAGACCAACCCCGACATCAACGTTGTGGCTCCTATCTCACCAAGCGTCCTAGCGGATGCATTTGCTGAGGTAGAACGTCATGACCTTCGTGTAGCTCGTATCTACATGAATGCTACCGACTATGCGGATATCCGTAAGTTCGGTAGGGACATCCTCGACATCGAGAGCCAAGCCGTTCTACTCAAGACCGGTCTGCAAGCGAACCTCTGGGGCGCTCAGATCATCACGAGTCGTCTGGTACCTGCTGGCTTCGTGTACATCGCGGCAGAGCCCGAGAACTTCGGACGCTTCCCGGTTCGCACTGAGCTGACGGTACTGTCGGCAGATGATCCAAAAGCAAGGACAATAGGATTTTCTTGCTTTGAAAACGTGGGCATAGGTGCGTTCAACCCCCGCGGTCTCACCAGGTTGCTGGTAACGCGAGTATAAGCCTAAGTAGGCTAAATTGAGTGTAGGCCGGGTTTCCGAAAGGACTCCCGGCCTTTCTCTTTTATGAACCATATTGAACCAAGTCATTGACATCTCAAAGCATAGTAGTACAGTACTAGCATGAAGCTCGTACCTTGTCCCATCACAGAACCGGAGCTCAGGAACCAATACTTGGAGCTCAAACTTACAGATGCCGAGATAGCCGAGCGTGTTGGTTGCCCCTTGAAACACATCCGTCGGTGGAGGCACCGCTGGGGTATTGAAACCATCAACCGTACTGAGAGACATGATGTACCGGTGATTGAGGGTCGACTTCGATCGATCCTCGTTGGTTCAATGCTAGGTGACGGTAGGATCTCAAAGAGTGTCCACGTTGCTCGGTACACGGAGAACCACGCTGACAATCAGAAAGAGTACTTGGAGTGGAAGAGCAAGGAGTGGGGGTCTTGGGTTCAATTAGGGTTGAGACCTGTAATGTGGGTTCTTCAAGAGGAAGAGTACGAAGGGTGGAGGGTTGAAACTGTCTCTCATGCTACGATGCTTCCTTGGCATGAGTTGTTCTATCCGGAACCTGGCCCTAAGCAACTTCAAGCACAGGTAGTTGACTTAGTTGATGCTCTTGCACTTGCAATCTGGTTTATGGATGATGGCTCCGCCGCTTGGTGGCCTGTTATCACTTTCGGTATGGGGTCAGAGAGTCGTGAGGTTGCACAGGGTATTTTTCGAAAGTTCAGTCTCAATCCTAGGTGGGCTCCTGGTCAAGGTAATACGGGTCAGTTCATCTTCGAGGGTGAAGATCAGGCTAATCTACTCATCTCCCTTATTAAACCTAACTTTCCTGAGTGTATGCAGCACAAGCTGAAGTTCGGGTTTCAGGGTGAGCAATATCAGATTCGTCAGGTTCTTACGGAGAGTGTATTACGGGAGATGGCTTCCAAGGGGATTCCGATCAAAAGGATGGCTAAGTTACTCGAGCAAGCTCCGACCACTATCAGCCGGCATCTCAAGAAGTATGGCATCGAACACCCTCGAGTGATTGGGCGTCCCTCTGCTTGAGGCACGCGGCACATAACCCGACCATCTGACCAGTCTTTTCCCTTGGTCGTCGCAAGCTCCTGATCCTTCAGGGAACTTTTTTAGCTCCTACGTCGAATCTACCAAGAGTTAGTCCAGTCTCCGGTGTACTTCGTGGACATGAGTGCTTTCAGTTCCCTTGCATCAGCTCTTCATCTACTTGGGAAGTCGATTGATCCTCAATCGATAACCAAAGTGTCAATGTCCTTCGAGCACACTCCATCGGATCTGCCCGGGATGTTAGATGGTGACTGGAGCCTTCACGTTTCATTAGTAGGTACAAAGAGCGTGAGTGAAGAAGGGGCAAACTTAGAGTTCAAGCAAGAGTATAGTGGCACTGGTAGTACAGAAGTGGAGGCCTTCGGAGAGGTCTTCAAACAAGTACAGTCAGCTATCCAAAACTTCTTGCTGCTTAGAGTAGAAGAGAGTACATATGCGGAGCAGGCGATGAAGACGGTTTGCGATGAGCAAAATCCAGACCTCGCCTCTATGTGGCCCAGTTCAGATACCCGAGAGCAAGTGGAATCTGAGTTAGAGGTATAACCTACACCTCTAACATCAGAAACTCTAGTTCACACGTGTAAATATCTGGGTAAATCAAGGCACCACGTAGAGTGTGCCTTCAGATCCTAACAAATCAGAAGGAAGATAGTAGTTATGACGAAAACTCAGCTCATCAATGCCATCTCTGCCGAAATGGAAAACACCACCAAGACCCACGTCCGTGCGTTCTTGGGGGCTTTGACCACGGTTGCCGGTAAGACCCTGAAGAAGGAACAGAAGTTCGTGATTCCGGGTGTGGTCAAGTTCGTGTTGGTAAAGGTTGGCCCCAAGGCAGCCCGTACCGCTCGTAATCCAGCAACTGGAGCTACCATGACGGTACCCGCGAAGCCTGCTTCGAAGAAGCTCAAGGCTCGTTTCTTGAAGGCAATCAAGGTCGATACAGGCGTGATTATCCCTGTTGAGAAGCCTGCTGCTGCCAAGAAGACGACCAAGAAGGCCGCAAAGGACTAACAATCCTACTAGTAACAACCGCGGGTAGGAACTCTAACACCCTGCCCGCGGTGCTAGGTTGGTAATCGTCTTATCATAGACCCCTTATGAGCCCGGAGGCTACATAAGATGACTACCGATCAGATCAGATATAGACCAGGTCAGCTAGAGAAATACATAACTACCAAGAGCTTTGAACTTGGTAATTCGGGGCAAAAAGTACTAGACGGAATGGAGATTCTGTTCGATGGTACTACTGCCGAACTGAACGGCACCCGCATGGTTTTGCCCACACTTCGTGGAGCTGTCCGACTTGGTTGGATGGTACTAGAAGATCAGTATGATCCTGAAGCATTTGGTGGACCTAACGTGTCTGCTAATATAGGTTTCAGACCCGCTAATGATCTAGGTCAGAATCCTCTTTCCCCTCCAAAGAGAGTTGCTGCGGCTGTTGTTGAGTCTGATGAGCGGGTAATTATGAACCGCGGAGAGCGGACTGCTGCAGCTCAACAACAGACAATCCAGGCAAGAGCCCATCAAGGTCGAGCTGGAGCTTTTGTAGCTCGCGGTAATGCCCCAGATGTTGGTGGTTCTGAATTTGGAGTTGAGGTCAATCGAATTCTTCAGACTCCGGCTAAGTCAGCTCTTCAGGTAACTCCTAATACTGTTGGTGCTGCCATCAGTCAGGCGAATCAGGTTAAGATTCAGCCAGGTCAGGGGGTTACTGAAGAAGAGCTCCTTGCTCAGATGACTGATGAGGAGAGAGAGGCTCACCAAGCTTCTAAGGAAGCTAGGAAAGCGGATGTCCTAACCAGAGTCGTTGGTTATGTTCCACCCCCTGCCCAGACGACTAACCTGGCTGTAAACAATCAGAACCCAGCTAAGCGTCAAGAGCCCAAAGCTCGAACCATGGTGGCTTCTGAGCCACGTCAGGTGGCTAGGATTGCCTCGGCAGTCCAACCTAAGACTGTAGAGGGTGTTAGTGTTGGAGTCACCACCGGCGGTGGGACAGAGATATTTGATGCCTCTGGGTCGGATAGTTCCCCACAGCAATCAGTTGTTCAAGCTGAGGGTATGACCTTCAGGAACACTAATGGTCCAAAGAAGGCCCTTCCTGGTGTTACTCCTGTTGATCAGTCTGCTAAAGCACAAGCTCCGAGTCAAGAGGTCATCTATCCAACTCGGGAGTCTTATCCTGAAGAGCAACCCTCTCACATTGAGCGGGACGGTACAGCTGATGCTCGTCGAATGACTGCTAAGATGATTTGCAGTGAGTTCCCTGATGAGTATGACTTCAATGACCACTGGAAGCGTCGTCTAGCCTTGATTCGTTTCAAGTACGAGAAGAACAACGGAGTGATTCGTGCAATCTTTGCTTCTGAGAGCGATGATTTCAAGCGGTTATTGCTTGAAGAGTTCCCAGAGGCCTTCCAGTCTTGAAGGGTTTCGTTAGTCCTCTTGTAGCTTACTCGTTTCGATGGATTCGCTACCAGAGGTCTCCCCAAAAGATCTAGTTCAAGCCGCTGTTGCCAAAGAGGCGGGGATCAGTGTTTATCTCATGGAGGAGCTCACTGATGCCCGCCTTCGTTGCGAACAGTTGAAGAAGTTTGTCAGCCAAGCTGTTCGTTTGATCTCTATGTCACCGCATAGGGATCACTTCTACGAGGTGGCTGGAGACACCATCTATGGGATCCCAGAGAGCCTTTTCAAGTTGGATAAGGCTCTTGCGGCTACAGCTCTTGCAGCTTCCAGACTAGATTATGAAGAGCTTAAGGAACAACTCAAGCCAGAAAAAGTCCAAGAATTGGAGGACGTCTTGAGAGACGTAAGAATTAAGCAGATCGATCGTAGATCTCCATTCATTCAACCTAGGCCGGAGCAACCGAAAACTGCGGGGGCTCTATCCATCCAGGATATCAACCAGATTGAAGACAGCTTGGAAGATATCCTAGCTAAAGCTATCAAACTGAGAGAGAGCATCCCACCAAGTGAACGCGGTAAAGCCGATGACATTATGGATGATGCCGACAAAGCTCTCAAGAAACTCAAGCGTGTATCGTCTACTATTTCAAACCAAGGAAGTCATCGAATGTTCAAAGCAGCCTCTAAGTCACATGTTGCCGGAGCCCTTCGTCGAATTGCTGATGAGATTGATAGTGCTCGAATCTCACCCAAAGAGGCCAGCTATCGACTGAGTATGGTTCGAATGGCCCTATCTCAGACGGCTCAAGAAGCTGTTGAGGCTATGGGTCCCCTTCAAGCGAGTTCTCGTAAGGATGTTATGGATGGTTTCAAGAAGTCCAATCCGTCTCTGACTGATGAACAACTTGAAGAGATCGCCGATCATTGGGAAGAGAACAAGGACGTCGTCAAAGACAAGCACAAGTAAGGTATCAACGGGACTTTACTGAAATTTAGAGAGGTATTCTCTCAGGCTCTTCTTTGTAGGCTTCAATTTGGAAATGGTACAATGACAAACCTTCTCCGTGACTTTCAAGATACTCTTCTTACCGAACGCTTAGCAGCGGCGGCAAGGAAGAGAGCTCCTAAGAAAGCTCCAACTAAGGTCCCTTCGAAGCCGGTGATCTTAGATGTGGTGAAGAGGGAGGGGGTAGCCCTTAACTACCTGAGGGAAAATATACTTTCCGCTATAGGTACCCTAGAGGGTGGGGTTGAGGATGCTGAGGACCACATCAAGTTGCTCGAGAAGGAGCGCAGAGAGGACAAGGCAGAGGCCGAAGCTCATGGTAAAAAGCTTCCTGTATCCGATTCTGAGTTCGAAAAGAGTATCGAGAAGCGCAGGTACCCAGACCTATCAATAGTTTACGATGTGTACAGTAGTCTATACAAGGGTTTTGATTACCTAGCGGATACATTGGAAACTAATGAACAGGTAACTCGAGAGACTGAACTGACTAAAGTAGTCAGAGATTTCTCCAAGCTTCTCAATAATGAGAAGGATCCGAAAGATGACCCGAAGGCTGCTAGTGAAGCCATAGGCCTTCTATCTCGAGTTAAGACAGATCTTCCAGATAGATTGACGAGTCCAAGTACGTTGGGGGGTTTCCGAGATTGCTGTAAGTTGATAGCTGATGCTATCAATGCCATCTCAAAGAATAACCTCAAGGCTCCGAAGATCCCGAATGCGTTGGATGAAGAGAACCCAATGCAGTTGGGTTTCGGGTTCAATGCTCGTCATTACATTCGATTGGCAATGGCTATGGAAGCTGCCGGATATGACTATCGGGTAACTGATCCTAATTACCTACCAAGACCCTTGTCTACGAGGTACGTCAAGGAACTGAAAGCTCGTATTGGAAGAGGGACCAAGATCAAAGTACTCAAGAGTGAGACCACTTTTCCTCGTGGTTGGGATTATGGGAACTATACAGTTCTAGAGATCACTCCACCAGGGGATACTGAAGCTATCAAAGCAGCCCTTACTTTGAACATAGCTTTGGATGAGTGTTCAGCTATTGCAGTCTTAGATCGTCCTTATGGAACTATTCCAGTTCCTAGATCAAGTAAACCGGAACAAGTACTCACCTGGCTACTTTCTGAAGTAGGTGACTTGTTAAATAGATCCCCAAAAACAGCTAGAGAATACGTACAAGCTGCTCTTTCTCAGAACAAATGATTCAATCTCTGGTTCCTCAACCCTCATATGCGGCTGGGGGTACTCCCGTAGCGGAGTCAGGTCTCCCGGGGACGGGGCCTTCGGATAGGGGTGTGTCTCTAGATTCGGGTATTCCTGGGTCAGCTACCTTTGCAAAGCCTTCTGAGGAGGGTGCTCGACAACCTGACGTTGAAGACACCTCAATGTACAAGGTTGATGATGCTGACGACCTTTTGAAGGATCAGGGTAAAGGTGACGAGATAGATCATTCAGAAGCCAAGCCAACCTATAACAGGCCAGGACCTCGTACTGATAAGGACTACAACGAAACCCACTACCCTTATAGGGATGGGATTCCTAATCGGCACAATGCGTCCGTTATCGAAGATGTGGTTCAGCTGTACCTTCTTCGTACAGCACATGAGGTTAGAGTCCCCCTCGATAGTCAACTTAGGGTAGCTACTAAAATATCGGAGATTGAGGAAGGACTCAACCCAAAGGTTCTGACTAAGGCTCGTACTTGTTCGGTTGGAGTCAAGCGTGTTGATGTTACCAACCTTAGGTGGATCTTTACCGTTGATTGTGGGAACGGACCTAAGATGGTTCGACTCAAGGCCGCACGAAAAGGGAATATTACTGCTTTAGCAAAAATGGATGTTTCATTCTCTTGTTCATGCAAGGCTTGGAGATGGTTAGGGTCAGAGTATCACGCGAAGCAGGATCGTTACTTGGATGGTAAGCCTACAGGTACCGCTTCGACACCTGACATTAAAGATCCTACTCGAGTCAATCGTGTTTGTAAGCACGTAGCTGCTGTTATTGGCCACGCAAGAAAGTGGTCTATCCCCACTCGCAAGAGGGGTAAATGAAAATGAGGATTAGATGCCAACCTACGTTGTAGAATGCCATGAGTGTGGGACTACTAGAGACCAACGCCTCTCTTATTCTGAGTATGATTCCATCAAATCTGGGAAGAAAGAGATTCCATGCAGCAACTGTGGGTTACCAGCTCAGATTGGATTCTCCCCTGGAAACCTAGGTTTTATTTTGAAAGAGGGTGAGTCCGGGGGGTGGGCTACCAAGTCCATCAAGGAGAATGCCTACCGTAAGAAGCGGCGGGAAGAGGTTGGAAGAAGAGAGAGGGACCATGTTTTCAAGGCAAGCCTACAACCAAACTTCGATGGAGTAGAGACTGGGACTTGGAAAGAGGCGCAGGAGCTAGCTCGTAAAGAGAAGGGGGATGCTTCCGCGTCGACTTACACACCATTGGTGAATAAGCAGGAGCACGCGGTATCATGAGTGCAAGAATATTTTCTATTCTTCGAAGAAGGCCTGGAATCATTGATTTTATCACCCCGATCCAACCTCCTTCTTCTGGAGTAGTTGGTTACAGGTTGAAGACTGATGCTAGTCAAGATCCTAGTGGGGCTTTTGCCACTACTATCATGACTAAGAACCTCTACGGGTACGAAGACCCCGATGTTAGAGGTATGAGTCCAATCCAGCCTGGGGAACATGTTCGGATCGTATTCAAGCCTCAGAACTTCAGTCTAACTGATGCCGCATTCTGGCTTAAGTTAGTTTTTGTGAATGCTTCAAACGCAGAAATGGGTACTCCAGCTCCGAGTGCTCCGACTTTGGTTCTCCCGCCCTTTGATGGTCCTGTTCAGACCGGGTTCAACAGTACCGCACCTAGTGGGACTGATATCACCCAATCGCTTCGGATTGATCTTCCAAGAGCGATGGACAACTTCCGTCTTCGAACAATTGGTAGTCCTTCGATTTACCTGGCATTCCAGGAAGGAGGGCCAGAAATCATTGTCCCAACCACCCAAGAAGGCATTGGGTTTGATGGTCTTGTGACCTCTTTCTGGGTTCGAGGTTCAGGTGGTAGCTCAGCCTTCTCAGCTACTTTCAGGTATGCCAATCCAAGGTGATCTACTAATACTATTGTTTCTGTTGGAGTAGTAGTCTCAAGGGCGGTTTCACTGGTTATGTTAGTACTCGCAAGTTTAGTTTCGGTTGATCTTCTTATATCACGTTTCAGTGAACCCTGTTCACTGGAGTCTGGTCAAGTACCCAAGACACTATTAGGAGTCTCAAGATGCTAAGGTTAGCTCATACACACGTTTCAACAGGTGGCATCCTTATCAATGATATTGATGACGGACTCCCAAACAAGACCGCAAAACGGGGGGTTGGGGGCAAGGACAAGTACCAACGAGATGGTAGTTCACTTGGGGGTAAGGACAAGAGTGTTTCTCCTGATGTGAACAACCCTAAGCAGAAGTGTTATGTTCCGTATTGGAAGATCCTTTCCAATAACCCTCCGACGTACTCCACTACAATCCTAGGGTATATTGACGTTGCAGAATCGGACAGGGTTCTAATGAGTCAAGACCGAGGGGTGATCTATGGGTTAGCTCATAAGAGTCCATCACCTCTAATTACAGTCACATCGTTTACTGCGGCTGATGTGGCAGCTCCAACTACCAGTGCTGTTGTGCTTGCTGCAGGTGATGATTATGCACTGACGATTACAGGGACTAACTTTACATCATTAGCCCCGGATGTATCATCAGTTCTTGTGGGGGCTACTACACTCTCGGCTGCAGTTATTGCAGCAGCAGTTGGTGGAACCTTCTCAGCTACATCGATTGTGATTCCGGAATCCTTACTTCCATCAGGGATTACTATTGGTACGTCTACAGTTAGTGTCACAGCCGATAACCAGACTGTAAATCGTGCAATTACCGTGACCAATACAGCACCTACGATCGCAACTGCTGTCATTGGTGGTGGGAACCTTACTCTCACAGGTACAGGGTTCCGTTCAATTCTTCCGAGCCTCACTTCGGTTACTACTACTGGACATGTTGGAACCATTACGGCAGCCAATATCATAGCTGCTGGTGGATCGATTTCGGATACCTCGATTGTCATCCCAACCGCAACAACCACGGGGTACCCCGCTGGACTGACGACGGGGGATACAGTCGCCGTAAACGCCAACAGCTTGGTTACTTTGGTTCCGGCAACCATCTAATGAGTTTAAGGTGGAGGGTCAACCAAACCTAAATCAAGTTCTAGATAGGGAAGTTGATGCTTTCCAAAAACTAGATAATGTCTGGAGACCCCAAAACCTCTTCTTTCAGATTCAAACTCAAGAACTACTAAGAGACATGAACCGGCGCTTTGTAAATATGAAGGCTAATGAGGGAGAGCTTCGGAAGCTTGAGCGATCTAGCATTTATCAATCGCAGTTGCGCCGGTTGGAACTGATCCTTAGGCGTGCAAAGTTTGTTCGCTTGTCTAATCAATTGGCTTTTGGACAGGCTGTATCCGATTTTTACACACATTACGGTCAGGTTCTTCGGTTTTTGAGAATTGATCAAGCAAGAGGCAAGTTACAGTCCGCATAGTTTTCAGGAGGACACTTTTATGTTCATCGCAGTCATTCGTCGGGATCTCGAAAAATCTATTTTCCTTGCGGATGTGGAGCCAAAATCCACATCCAATGCGACCACTGAGTCCCCGAGAGGACAGGCTAGGTACCTCTCTCCTCCTAACTCAGCTGCGATTCAGAAGTACATTACGGATCAAAGCCTTGCTGGAACAGCAGCAGCTTTGATTACGGCTACTGTACCTGTGTATACAGGTGGAGCGATCACACTGTCCAACTACAACATTTCTGGCACCCAGATTAAGACGGTGACCGGTGGTGGTACCTCGAATGCTCAGGTGGCAGCACTTCAGGCACTCTTGGCATATCACTTCGTTGAGACAGATGTACTCAAGAAGAGCTTCCTTAATGGGAATATCAAAGGGTACCTTTCTCCATATGTGGCTTCACCAATTAGTGGTTTCAACCCGGACTCACGAAGATTCCCGGCTTTCACTCCTGGTCAAGCCATTGTATGCTTGGCTGATGATGGATCTACTCAATTCTCAGTGAAGACTCCGATTGTCACCGGTGCAGCTACCAACACGCCTGGTGCTGGGGCCCTTAGGATTACTGGATCTTCAGGTGGTCTAGCTGGGTATGGTCTCTATGAGACCACCGTAGTACTCATCGGAAAAGGGGCAAAGAGAATTACTCAAGAACAGATCATTGCCGGTGGTGGTGCTATCACTGATACTCAGATTGATATCCCGGCTGCTGTAGTCCTCGGACCAACAGCTTCGAATACCTACGGGGCAATTGCGGCTACTCTGACTAAGGTTCGAGTACAAGTCAACGATATGGTTTCTCCTGAGTTTACTTGTACCTGATCTGAGTATGTTGTGATTCGGCCCCCTTACTCTAGGGGGCCGCCTAGATGTAGAATTGAACCCAGATTACACTTCACAGTTGAAATATACCCAGATTAGATGAGGACCGAATGACAACCAAGGGAAATGGGACGAAGGAGTTTAGAACTCCTGACTTGTACTTTGCGGCGTATCTTCAGACGGCAGGGGTGGAGCTGCTTCGAACAGACAGAGAAAACAATCGAGTCTTTTTTGTCTTTGATACATCCATCGCCAATGTAGAAGAGTTGAAGGCCGGGTGGTTCAATAATACCTCGAAGGTTCCAGCCCAACCCTTCGCAAATAATGTGAAGAGTCTGAAGAGCATCTGTCATATGCAAGGTTAGTTAGGTAACTTTTGGGTGACAGTCCTTAGGACTTGTATCAAACTTATACAATTAGAAGTGTCTCGATTGCTTTGGTCCTTACTCCAACAATTCATTGATGCGATGGGTTTTGGTGGGTCGATATTGAAGACCACCTAGAAGAATGGATCGGAGACACTACGATGGCCGCAAAAACGACATTTCTTGCTGGCAGGGTTTTAGATCAAGTACTCAAGCACAACGCTGAGCTTTCCTATACCTGGCCTACTACAGTCTATGCTGCTCTGTTTATTTCAGACCCAACAGTAGCAGGACTCTTCACTGGTGAGGTGGTCACGGGTGCTGGTGTCACAGATTACGTTCGCCAACCCATAACCTGGGCTACTATCGGGGTTGGTAACTCAGTAGCTAACTCAGCTGCAATTACCTATCCGGTTTCTACCGCAGGTTATGGGTCGACTCCTATCGGTTGGGTTGGTATCTGTGATACAGTAGCTACAGCCTCTGGGATGCTCTATCAAGGGCCACTAGTTACCCCTAAGACTATCACTGCAGGTGACCAGGTCTCGTTTGCAATTGGCGCCTTGGTGATGACTGAAGTCTGATCCTGAGTTAATCCTTCAAACTCGTAACCCTGACTGGGTCAGATCAAATGTCAAATCTTGTTGATGTAGCAGCAAGTCTATCGGGATCCTCCTCATTAGGTGGTAGTCTTGCCTATGGTGTTTCTTCAAGTCTATCGGGATCCTCGTCTTTATCCGCTACTGTTACGATTGGATTAGGGGGTTATGCTGCTCCAATTCGTTATCAAGAGCCAGCTCGTATAATTACAGCTGGAAAGATGATCCTTGAAAATGTTGACCTCTTCTTAGGTGATGGAAAAACACGATCCGTAGGGGTGCCCGTTTCAGATCTTCAGTTGATGATTTTCTGTAATAGCAGTGAGGTTAGTTGGCCCCTTGTATCTGGCACAAGCATAAATGATATACAAGTGGCTTCTGGTAGTATCTATTGGACTGAGATTACTAATGGTTTTTACACTATCAGGTTCTTTCCAAGTGTAATCGGTCTTTGGAGAATCCTGCTTACCTACCAATCTTATGATCAGACAATATCCTTTACTTATGACGTGGTACCAAAAGTAGTTACTAACCTATCACCAGGGGTAAGGACTTCTTTCTCCAGAATGTAGTTGACTCATAACCATCGGTAAAGCAAGTGACTGTTAAATCAAGCCCCGGAGTATTCAAGTGTGGTTACCTGTTTCAACGTGGTGACCTCCCGATCTATATTGTTGATAGGGTTAACTCTCCTTTTAGCCCCTATAGTGTCAAGTACACACTGATATACCAAACGAGTTCTCAAGAACTTCTCAAGGTTTTTCCTTGTAATCGGATGCCAGTTCAAGCCGATATTGGGGAGTACTACGCGACAGGGTACGCCGGAGAAGGCGGTCAACCAGGTCAATGGTATATTGAATGGACTCTACAAGAGTACTTTCAAGGTCCTATACAGGAAGACAGATTTGGATTCAGGGTTTTCAGTCCTGCTGAGTTTCAACAACACCCTTGTGGACCTGATTATGGGCAACTAACTCATGAATGGTTAGAGCGGGAATGGGGTCCTGGGTATCCGTGTTGTGGTGGGAGGCGATTCTAAGCCATGGGGACTCTATTCTATCGTGGACAGCAGTTAGGTAGAAATGACTTGAACTTATTTCTAACCAATGCTTCTGGACGCCCGATCAATGCTGCCGAGATCAGTTATGCTATCTACGATAACACAACTGGTTTGGAGGTTTTGATAGGCCATCAACGAAGGGTTCCAGTTAATGCCTCAGTTGGGGAGTACTTTGCCAATATCGTGGTCCCACTTGATGCCAATCTTGGAGACTATCGAGCTAGGTGGTCCATCCGTGAAGTAGTAGGTGGCCCTATCTCAACCCCTCTACAAGAATTCAATGTTGCAGATAGAGAGGCTAGTACTCCCTGCTGTCATACCCGCATACAGATGGAGTTGGTCAGGAGAATGCGGATTCTCCTTCGAGATAACAACCCAGACAAGAACTATAAGTTCAGACCTCCCGCACATGAGCAGACTGTTGATCAGTTCAGTCGGGTGTTTGGTTACATCTGGGAGGATGAGGAGCTCATTGAATGTCTTGATGAGGGCCTTGATATGATCATTGCTTCCCCACCAAGAACCTACTTTCAAGATATCGACCAGATGGTGCAGATGAAGAGCGAGTGGAAAACTCTATTACTCACAGCAGCTATGTCATGGGCTATCCAAATGTTGCAAAACAATTGGATAGCTGATGAGTTTGATTACTCAATCGGCGGAGTTTCCTTAAACTTGGAGAAATCCAGCAAGTATGGTGACATGAAGCAGAGTCTGATTGATCAATTCACTGCTCAATTGGAGAGGGCGAAGCAAACTGTGAAGATCATTCGAGGATTACAGCAACCTAGGTATGGTTCCGGGATTAGGTCTGCCTTCGGGCCGTATGTAGGTAGGGGGGTTCTCGCCCCAGCAAAATTCCTAGGGGTTTCCTAGATTTAGTCTACTATAGGCAAGTCTGGTATGAGTTATTGACACTGTACTGCTCATGTTCCATACTTAGGTCATGTCACGAAAAGGACTCTGTCTCTGCCCAGCTTGCGGTAAGGATCTCGCCCCGAAGACAATTCATAGTCATACTGAAAAGTGTGAAGCTTGGAGGGCTAAATATGGTGATTCTTTCCCACAATTCAAGTTTAGTCGAGAACTTGAATTGTATGAGCCAGAAGCCAAGGAAGAGGTTGACTATGTTCAATGCCGAGAGTGCCTGACCTTCGGCTGGGACTTTCGGTTTCGTCGCATGATGAACCACTTGGTTAGTGTTCACGGATTTACTGAAGCAACCTACTTAGAGAGGTATCCAGGGGCTACTGTACGTTTGGCTTCCACCTTGGAAAAGCGTAAGACGACCGTTTTGGGTCACTATGGTGTCGAGAACGTGTTTCAAGCAGAACCTATAAAGGAGATTGCAAAGCAGAGCATGTTATCTCGGCATGGGGGCACAAGCACTATGCACTGCCCTGATATCAAAGAAAAGATTGATGCTACCAATTTGGAGAGGTACGGGGCTTCCAACCCCTTTGGGTCAGTTGAAGTTCAAGAGCGTATCCGAAAAACAAACTTGAAACGATATGGGGTAGAAAATCCAAACCAAAGTGACTTGGTAATGGAAAAGAGGGTTCAAACTAATTTGAAACGGTACGGGGCTAAGCATTTCGTTGAGACTGCTGACTTCCAAAAGAAGTTTGAGGCATCTTCGATGAATAGGTTTGGGACTCCGCATCCTATGCAGTCTGAAGAGGGTAGTCAACTTTGTAGTGCTACTCTTAGAGAGCGGTATGGGGTTGATTACCCTTATCAATCAGCAGAGATTAGAGAGAAGTCTCAAGCTACTTCTCGTGCTAATCACGGAGGAAAACACCATCTATCTGATCCAGCGGTCATTGAAGCTCGTAAGAAGCACCTTCTTGAGCTGTACGGGGTAGACAACGTTTCGAAGATTCCTTCAATTAAAGAGAAGATCATTGCCATCCTTCGAGCCAAAGATGAGTGCGGGGCCGTTCCAGAGATGAACGGTCTAGAGAGTTCAGTCTCGAAGCTCATGCCGGAAAATGTGATCTATACAGGAGATTGGTCTTATTGGGTAACTTGGACGAACGGTCGTCATAAGAACCCTGACTTTGTAGTCCTGACACCCGAGCAACTTGCGGCATATAAGGCTGGGGTTCCTATCAAAGACCTCCGAACCCATCTTGTGATTGAGGTCAACGGGGATTTCTGGCATACGGCTCATAAAGGACTCACTCGTGAGAATCGAGAGCGTGAGTTCATTGAGGGTTATACATCAGTGGGGGTAACCTGCCTAGTCATTTGGGAATCTGACCTAAAGTTGAATCCTGACGAGATCAAACAACGTATCAAGGGTTTTCTTACCAGGCTTGGTAAGCACAACGGTGTAACATCCTAGGTGTTCGGGGTTCCATTCGAATGTAATGATGTCATGTCCCCTGAGGATATGGGTAGGTGTCTTACAGCTATTACTGAAGGAACATCAGTATTCGATAAACGAGGGGCAAAGATCATCAAGGCTAGTTTCTCTCACGGGATGCTAAGTTTGATACCAGATAGTGGCCCATCACTCTCCTACGTTATTCGAAGGGGCTGTTCTGGGTGCCCTGATTGATCCTTTTATCGACGATAGTTTAGTGCGTGTAATTACAATCTCACGGAGACAGCTCAAATGAGTGATCAGAACGAATCAAATCAACCAAAACTATCAATAGCAGACCCAGTTGACGCGGAGACTCTAAGGAAGTTTCAACAGCTTCAAGCGTCGAGACTACAAGTTGCAGAGAATCTACTCAACATTGAACAGGACAAGATCCGTCTCATTCGAGCAGCTTCCAATATAGAGGCGGAACGTCAGAGGTTATTCGAAGGGGTTCTTCTGGCTCGAGGTCTTCCACCCAACTACCCGGTAGAGATTGACGCTAAGACCGGAGCCATGAAGCCAGTTGAGGAGGCTATGGAAGCCTTCAATCAACAAGCTTCAGCACAAGCTCAGGCAGCGCTTCAAGCTCAGGCATCGGCTAATCAGGCTCAAGCAGCGACTTGAGACACCGGTAGTTGATCTCGTTCTAGGCTTGTCCGTATAAAGGGTTTTTCCCTTTATTAGGCGTTTCTAATTGATTGTCCAATTCGTTGGGACTGAGGACTCGCCATGGCGGACGTAAGCAACCGAGATAGGAACCCACAGCTTGTTGAGATGACCAAGCTGCCTTGGCCAGCCCCGCCGTTGAACTTGTTCATGCTTGATGGGACTCGAGGGGTTATAGACCTTCGTTGGGATGACCCTTCTTACCTGACCTTGAATAGTCGATTCAAGATTCTTGGGGTCAATGTCTATCGTAGTTTTGACTCCGAGTTTGGTCCTTACCATAGGATCACAGATCTCCCTGTTGGTGCCACCTTCTGGAGGGATCAGACAAACAATGAACTGATTCCTGATGAGGATGTCACCAATCAGTTCATTCTATTCGGAAGTGCTAGCACTGGGTTCGATGGTCCTAGGTATGTTTTTAAGACCCTGAATTTTCCGATTGTCGGGGAGGCGTCTCGAGGGATCCCAACCAAGAACCAACAAGATGTCCAAGTTTTCGTGGACGGGGTACAAGCGAGAGTCTTAGCCGTAAATGGACAAACAGGTGAGGTTGAGATTGATGCTAATACCTATACAGATACAGCTCACCAACAAGTGATCACCCCTGTAATTCCTACAAGAACAAGTCGTGTAACTTGTGCCTACAGATACACCAAGGACTTCCTGAAAACTGATCTCTCACAGCGCATCTTCTATCGAGTTACTACTGTTGGTATCCCATTTAGTCCAACTTGGGATGACCTAAGTCCAGATAACCTAGTTGAGACTCCTCTTGAGGCAGCTGCAGCTACTAACACCTTTGAGATTGAGAAGCTGGACTACATTTGGAGAGAGGCTATTCGAAGGAATCGTTGGATTCTAGAACAAGGTGGAGAGCGCGTCAGGGTCTATCTTCGTAAGGTAGTTGGTTTGGCATGTCTCTGTGTCGATCAAACTCACAAACAACCACTCTCCGATTGTTTGTTCTGCTTTGGGACCGGCATTCTTGGAGGGTATGAGGGTCCTTACGATATCCTAATCGGGCCTGATGACTCTGAGGTTAAGCTCTCTCAGAGGGATATCGGTAGAACAACTGAGCACAGTTATGAGGTGTGGACTGGTCCTCAACCACTATTAGCTCACAAAGACTTCATTATGAAGATCAATGGTGACCGCTATAGCATAGGACCTGTGAGGATGCCAACGAATCGAGGCACCTTATTGCAACAGCACTTCACCATTGGGTCATTTGATGACAAGGACATCCGCTACAAGGTCCCTGTTACTGATCCGATCAAGTTTGTAGCAACACAGTTCAAGCCTGAGGGGCCAGAGTTTGGAGCTCCCGCTGAGATCACTGACAACCCCAATATACCCGAAGAGAGACAGTTGAGGGGTCGAACGCTAGCTTGGAAAAACACTAACTACTGAGTTATTTGATGGATCGCCTTGCTACTATCTATGGTAAACCATTTCTTAGGGACGTAGAAGCTAGTCCTGACAAGGCGCTAAATCGTGTTAAGTTCAGCGTACTTACTAGATTGAGACTGAAACTCGTACAATCTACTTTCTCTGATAGAGCAAAGAAAGCCTTAGCGCAATCATTGAAGGTTAAGCAGGGGCCATCCTCTCTTACCCTCTATTCTACCCATCCAGCTTTCATTCAACTAATGAGGGGGCAACGGAAGGGGCAGATGCGATGGTTGACCAAAGCCCGAGCTCCAATTCCAATCATCACTGAAACAGGTGAGTTGATTTTCAGAAGTGCAACTGTCAAGTCCATGAAAGATGGTAAGTGGGTTCACC